ACTCTTTCGTACAAAGGTTCTTCTTCACTATCATAGCCTACTAGTTCGTTTCTGTGTTCTTCAACCATAGCATACAGGTCTTCGTCACGTTGTGCAAGCTCTAAAAATGCACCCATGAGTGTAGCTAAGTGGACTAGGTATGAGACATCTTCAGGACTGAGTAGGTTCTGTTCTCCTACTACAAGACCTGTGTTTAACTCTCCTGTCCACTTACCTTTGCCATCAAAAGAACAAGGCTTTAACACTAGTGATACTTCATCTGCTCCTATTTTGTACTTAGTCATGTCACTTTCTTTCTCCTTTAAAAGGAATAAGTTTTAACTTTGTAGGTCTGCCCTTCTCTTTTAACCAGGCTTCAGGTATAACACGATGATCCCACTGGAACTCATACTTATCACACCACTCATAGTATCGTGACTTAGCACCCTTGTACAGCTTTGCTTTGCTGTTGCTAAAGATAAACCGTATGTCTAACTCTGGATGTTGTTCTCGTATGGTTAGATGCTTACGTCTATCTTCTGAATCAAAGATGCCTTTCGTTTCTATTATGATACCGTTGTCTAAAATAAAGTCAGGCGTGTATGTTCGATATCGTAAGTCTTCCCACTCTATCTTTAAACATTCATACCTGACTTTATTCTGGTTATCTTTTAGGTACGCAGCAACCTCTTTCTCTAAGCCACTGCGATACCTTCTAAAGTTACTCCTTCTTTTCTTTGGGCTTTTCAACCCATGCTTCATTCTCTGGGGTATCTGGGTCATCTGCTATATAGTGTCCTTTTTCGTTACGAGCACGAACCATTTCTGTCTCTCCATTTAGAGATCTTTCTAGTTCTTTTGTCTTCATCTCTCCTACAAATCTAACACACTGTAGCCAGTGTTCTAGCATGTTAACAGATACCAAGTTCTGCTGAAGCAGTTGTACTACGCCTTTATCTTTATCAGACATAGCATCTGTTTCATAATCTTTGTCGTTGATTGTTACTGTAGTCATATATATTCACCTCTTAGTTTTGTGTAGTGTACGGTAGGTGGCTCTTTCCTGCCACTGTATACCTTGGATGGTAGGCTCTTTAGTTTAGGCCAGCATTTGTGCTTGTGGTTACAGAAGGTGCAGTCTTTGGGTAGCTTGTAGTTACCACTAGCCTTACCTCTGTATACCTCTGGTTCGTCTGTAAAGCATCTCTCAAACGGTGCATTGCTATCAAGGTAGGTGTGTACATCTTTTATCTTTTGTAACACTCTATCCTTGTCTACCTCTGCTGCTGAGACATACTTGAAGCTACCGTTGTTCTTGTTAACAACCCACCAACCTCCAACCTTTTTGTTAGCTGCTGCTGCATAGCCTACAAGTTGTGGCACATAACCAAAGGAGTCACCCTTCTCTAGTGTGTAGAAGTCAACAAATTTATTATCGTATGACCATGTACTAGCTGACTTGACATCATCTATCTTGCCATCCAACAACATATCATACTCACCAGTGACTTCATCCTTATCGTTTAGTGACAGTGTTACCTTTTCATTGTCACCAAACTCTATTCCAGATGCTCTAAGCAAACCTTTTAGTAGAGCCTCTACCATGTCACCGTATATCATATTGATTTTAAATGACGTAGGCAGAGGCTCCTGATGATCGGGATTGTTCTTCTCGAACCATAGCTGACACTTCGGACGCCCAACATTGGACATCCTCAGTTTAAACTCTCGCTTTTGTTCAACAGCATTGAACTGTTTATCAAGAGCAGCACCAATATCATCTTTGATTTTATCTATAATATCCTGAGACATAGTAGACTTGCCCTCAATAGAGCTTCTAAGATACTTATGTAGTGCTAGTTCAGCAGGGTGGTTCACTGGTCAAAATCCTCCACATCAACTATGTTGGTAACTATGTCCTGATCCTGTTGTGATATAGTTTCTACATTTCCTTCTGCCCACTTGGTAGTAACATACTCGTTACTAGACTCCACGTAGTCCAAGAAGTTCTGTAGTATTTCATTATCACCTTCAGACAAGCCAACGAACTCACCAAGTGAGGCGTTAGTTACCATGTAAGGGTTGCCGTTAGGTAAGGTGCGTGTCTCACCTAGCAAAGTAATCCTGTGCTCTGCAGGTGAAATCTTTTTCTTGATTAGCTTACCTACTGTACCGTCAATAAACTTTAAGCTATCTCTGTTCTTGACATCCATTACAAATGCAAACTCTTCGTCTACGTTGGACGGTGTACCACCACCTTCATAGAAAGGGTCTACTACTTTAACCATACCCATCATAACTTTGACACGGTTAACACTGCGTATCAAGTCTTGTTGATCTTTAGGTAATGCTTGGAAGTCTTTGATGTAACCTGACGGTCTGCCCAGGTTGAACGTACCAAGTGTATCTTTTAAGTCTATGTTTAAAGAGTTAGATAGTACTGACTTCTGCATAGTTTTGTTTTCACTATCCCACTGCTGCCACTTCTGACGTTCAGCAAACAAACGTACCTCTATTGATCTAGCTAAGTAGGAGTCATCATCTGATGTGATCTTGAAGACAGGTGTTTGTACTACCTTGCCATCTTCTACTTCCTGTATGACTGTACCAGTGATCCTACTTAATGATGATTGTGATACTGCAGGAGTAGAGAAACCCATAGCGTCCGTTAAGTTCATGTTGTCTACTTTAAGTGCTACTGCGTTATTCATATTTTTACCTTTCATATGTAAAAAGTTTCAGAGTTAGAGTTATATCATTAAACGTCTTTTGTGTCAAGCCAATTGTCTCCTATTTTTGATTCTAATAACAAAGGTACGTTCATTTCTATTTCATATTCTTTCTTAATCATATCATTTAGATTAGTGTTCAACAAGTCTATTATGCCTAGCACATCATCTATTTCGTCAGGGTGTGTGTCAATTACCATACTGTCGTGGACACTGTTAACTAGGCACGACTGCAAAGGCTCAAGCAAACGGTCAAGCTCTATGAGTACAACAGGTACGACATCACCTGTAGCAAAGCCTTGCACAGGGTAGTTCTTTATCATAGTGAAGTGTGACACGCTGCCATTTTCTCTACGATGTACGTCAGGGAAAGCGTACTGCCTACCACTGACATTAGTTATCTTACCTTCATTAACAGCCTCATCACCCAACCTACTGTGCCACTTGGCTATGCCTTTGTACTTCTCTACGAACTGCTTATAGTATGCAGCTTCTGCCTTGCTTCTGCCATACCCTGTAGCCCCGAAGAGAGGAGCGAAGGTGTGTGCCTTTGCATCCTGTCTACCTGTAGGTTGCCCTGCATCACTGATAACCTTTGCCGTGTAGGAGTGTACATCAAATCCTGTATCAATCTCCTGCATAGCTGTCTTATCTTGTGCTAGGAACGCAGCAGTTCTGAACTCAAGTTGAGCAAAGTCGGCCTCAATTATTTTGCCACCCTCCCACCTTGAGATGAACACACGTTTTATTGGGAAGGTTCCTCCTCTTGGCATGTTTTGCATGTTGGGGTTTCGTCCAGAGAATCTACCTGTACTGGTGATATGCTGGGTAAGGTTGATGTGTAGTTTGCTACTTCTTTTGCAGTTGGTGATAATGCCATCCACAAAGCTACTAAGATAACTACTAATAGCACTAAGCCTCTTGAGGTCTTGTAAAAATCCAATTGCTTTCTCCATATTGTTGTTTTTAGCTGTGGCTATAAGTGCATCCAGGTTTGTCTTACCTACACCGAAGCCATTGGCACTGACCCACTTCTTACTTGGTGGAAAGAAACCAAGCCCTGCCATTTCGTTTGTTGCTGTGAGTAAGAAACCTCTACCATCACAGTCTGTACATTTGTTTGGTATCTTGTAGAGTGTACCATCCTTTCTTTTCTTGTGTACTCTTCCATACCCACTACATTTGGGGCAGGTAGAAGCCACTGTCTTAAATAACATCTTACTATTTTTTCTTACTGCATCTCTAAAACCTTTGTCATCTACATAATCAAAGATATCTACCCACTCTTTCTTGTTGTTAGGTTTGATACTAAAGATTACCCACGACATCTGCTCTGGTGAGTTGAGATTAATAGGTGTGCCACCCATCAGCTCCCTTGTTGTGGCTTGCAGTCTATCAAGTATTTCTTTGCGCTCTCGCTCGAATGTAGTACGGACGTGTTCGAGGGCATCTCTATCCACCCTGATTCCTGCCATTGACATTCTTGTGAGGACTTTGCAGGTTCTAAACGTAACGTCCTTGACTGCTCGTAAGGAAGCGGAGGACGGGGTTGAAAAGTCAGCCTCTGTTGCTTTGTACAACTCGCCAGTGGTAAGCAAGTCAAGGTCAAGATAATGACTGAGTTCATCAAGTGGTATCTCATTGGTGTTGTATCCTTTCTTGTAGTACGTCTTGAGTGTATCATCTTTCTGATACTGTAGCTCTCGTCTAATAGCACACTGCTCTAAACTAAGTGGTTGCTTCTGTCCACGTAAAAGTAAATATTCTGCAAGCATTGTGTCATATATGTCACCATCATACTTAAAGTCGTTAGCCCATAGCCAGGCTAGATCGTACTGTAGGTTGTGTCCTATCAGTAAAGTTGTGTTGTTTAACATCCTCTGTAAGACACAGGCGTTGGACTTGTGTTGTTCTGTTGCTTCCTTGTGGTCAAACGGTAGTAGTCTCTTCTCTCCTGTATCTAAGCACAGTACACCCACCTCAGTAAGCGTATTGGCAGGTTCATACGGATCATTGAATATCTTACCATCTCGTAGAGTTATAGAGTTCTCTACATCTAAGACTCTTCTCATGCTGAGTACCTTGCTCTCTCTCCATCTAACTGACAGTGGACAACCCCATGCCATCCACCCTTTAGTTTATTCTTTGCTACGTTCAAGTGTCGCTGTGTGTCTGACTCATACTCACCCTCTACTTGTGGGTTCTTAGATATCAAAACCATCAGGTCACACTCAGCAGCCTTACCTGTCTTACTACCTTCAAGCATAGACTGATCTACATATATCTTACCTTCTGCCTCTGCTGATAGCTGAGACATCCAGATTACTGCACAGTCATACTGCTTGGCAATATTCCTAGCGTGTATTGCTGCATCCTTGAGATACACATGGGAGTCTGCACCTGTCTTGTTAGCAAACTTGTCACCCATATCTAGCACTACGATGTCAGGCTTGTGGTTCTTAACTACTGCCTCAACCCACACCATGTCCTTACCTGTGCTATCAACGATACGTATGTTGTCATACACTGGCTTATACCTTGTGGATGCTAGGGCATAGTTGTCCTTGATCTCTTCCATAGGCATGTTAGATGCAGCACTGAGATACCTAGCACCAACACGAGTGTAGTCCTCTTCGTTACACAGCACGATACACTTAGCACCCTGCCTAGCAAAGCCACGCTCAGATGCAATCATAGAAGCATGGAAGGATGTCTTACCTGTGTTAGGTCTAGCACCTACTAGAACTAGATGCCCACCTGATATGCCCTCTACCTTGCGCTGTAGTGACGGTATGTTGAACTGCCACTTGCACTGTATCTCATTAGCTACCAGTAGATTGTCAATAGATATGTCACCCCAATCAACTTTTAGATTAGGCATGAAGTTATCTTGATAGTCAGTCAGTATGTTACGCAGTGGCTCAAGTGTATTCTTCTCACCATTAACGTAGTCAAAACCTAAGTTAGCTACCTCTTCACCTACTACCTGTTGAAACAGATTAGACATAACCTCTTGAGCTACCTCTTGGTTCATAGGTCTTTCTTCTCGCAGCTTATCAAACAATCTCTTGTATGAATCTTTGTTGGCTGTAGTAAGTGTCTCTCTAGTAAAGAACAAACCTTCTAACTCTGAGAAGTTTAAGTCCTTATCGAACTGATTCATAGCGTAGTCTATAGTCTGCTTGACCTTGCGTACATCCTTAGTAAACAGTTTGTCTGGTGTGTGTATCCCCTTGTTGCTATCATAGAAGTCTTTGTCCATCAAAGTTCTAAGTAAAGCTAACTCTCCGTGTTCCATATTATTCTCCTCTTATTAAAGCTTTCCATGACGCAGGGTACAATGTACTCAAGTCCATACTAATTGAGTTAGCTACCAAGCGTGACTCATACTGTGCATCATAATCACGTCTAAGTTTACACATATCTGAGAATGCGTCAAGACTACCTGACCAATACCACTCAGTCATGGTGCTTTGTGGCAACACCATACGTGCTTGCTCTGGTGCAACTCCAGCTTCGAGTAACTGGTTGTAGCTAAGTAGTGAAGCGTGTTTGTAAAAACTAATAATGTCTTCATCAGGGTATGTAATACCTTCACTGCCTTGCTTCTTGTCAACACTACGTCCACGCCAATCATTAGGCTCATACAACTCAGGCTCATAGTCTACATACCTACGGCTTACTTCATTCCATCGTAGGAACTTATGCTTGACTAGCTGCCTAGCTACAAAGATAGGAGCCTTAACATGGAAGCTAGCAAAGCAATGCCCAAAGGGTGACATGTGCTTGTTCCTTGCAAGATATGATATAAGGTTACTATCACTTACAGTAAGTGTATTGTCCTCATCCCACTCACTCTTCTTGTTAAAGCTAACACGAGCAGCGTTCACTACAGTAAGGTCACTGCCCATGTTATCTATAAGTGTCACATCAATCATAGTTATTAGCTTTCCTCTTATCTATTGCTGCCTTACGCTCTACACTATTCATAGGACGTATGAAAGTCTTAACGCCCATATGATCTTGTAGTCTCTTCTGCTTGTATGCAATGTCCTCCTCTACTTGCCTACGTCTAGTCTTAGATAGTGTCTTAGCATTGAGAGTCCGTATCATACGGTTGATATCTTTAGTTAGTTGATTCTCTCTGTTGTCTGTCTGCATCTTCAGCTTCCTTTATGTGTTGCAATATTGTCACAGCTTCTGCTGTATCTATCTTAAACCACTCGCCTTTTCTTTCTCCACACATAGCAGCAGCTTTATGTGCGACACGTTCTGCTCTGGCTCTGTCTGGAGTTGGGATAGCGTGGACTAACTCATAGTCACGCATAGGTGAGCTTGTCTGGTATCCGTTGAGCCTATCCTCTGCATCAATAGCCATACCTATTTTGACCCAATCAGACCAAGCTGGGTTAGTAATAACATAGACGTACCCTTCTTTTACTTGTGCATCCTTTTGTAGTGCAGTAAAAGCAGCATCACCAAATGATGTGTACCTTCCAGGTTTATGCAGAGGGTGTGTGTCTTTTATATACTTACCGTCTACATACATACGTTTAGGATTACTCTTTACATTTCTTGCTCTCTGTATGTCTGGATTGTTTCCGTGGTGGGCATACTTTAGTTTACCTGTTCTTGGGTTAATCTCTTGCGTCATCATGTCTTGCTCCTTTATGTTTATCTTTACGTACTGGTTTGGGTTTCTTCTTATCAGGTATTACCTGTTGTTTGTACTTAGATTGTCTAACCTCCTTCGCCATTGGATTTTGTTTGTTAGTGTGACTTTTCTGCAACATCTATCCATCTTCCTATAAAGTCCATGTCTTCTGCATCCTGATACTTAATATCATCACGCAACCTGATAGCTCTGGTAGGTATGTCACACCATGCCTCTATCTCTTTACGCATAACTAAAGTCTTTCTTAGTGCATCTGGATCAAGCGCAACCATAACATAACTAGCACTGTCACTCAAGCATTCCTTGTGTGCATCAGTAAGACTTGTGCCTAGTAAAGCAAAGCCTGTGACATCAGGAAATACTGTAGCCACAGTGACTGCACTAATGACATCCTCAACTACAACGTACACTCCATTAGGAGTGCCGTAGCAATACTTGGCATACTCTGCTGCACCACCGTAGCGTAACCACTTAGGCTGCTTACCATCTAGTGCTCTACCTATTGCATCAACGATAAGTCCATCATTGTAGATAGGAAATACTGCACGTTTATCTTTAAGATCGTACAGTAACTCTATGTTTTCTAAGGGATTTGCGTACTCGCCACTCCAACGCATACGAAATCTATTGATATACTTGTTGCTTGAGTCAGTCGTTACATGTTCTGGATAAACAAAGTGCTCTAACCTCTTGTTTATACTACCTGTTTCGATAAGAGGGGTCACTAGATAGTGCTCTAGTTCTTCTTTAGATATGCCCAGGTTTATCTTACCTTGAAGATCACACGATAACTTATAGCAATTGTAGATTAAAGTACCATTGCGCTTAGTTGCAGTGAAGGTGTTCTTACCTTTACATCTTGGGCAGTCCTGGCGTATCTGCTCTCCTTCTACTACATCTAAGGCATTGATATCTATTAGCATTACTTCTTCTCCTTGAATGCTTGACGTTGGGCTAGGGCTTCTGATGCTCCAGTGTAAGTGTGTTTGATATAAGGAGTCAAGCTATTTATGTTAGTGTGTCCACTTACTTGCTTGATCTGTGTTATATCTACACCAGCTTCTACCATCTCAGTGATAGCTGTACGCCTCATGTCCATAGCTGTGAGGTAGCTAGGTA